CGCTTCATTCACATCATTTACAAGCAAGTCTGGATCAATATCCTGTGCTATTGCAAGTTCCTTAACCAGATTAGGAATTTTAATAAACGGAGCAAGAGCAGGATTAGCAACTGTTTGTAGTAATGTGAGTAATCGTTGCGACCTAATTTCCTTTTGCATTACAGCAGCAGTTCCTTTAGGTTTAATCTCCAAATCACCCAGAATATCTGGATGTTCTTCATTGAACTGCATATTCCATTGAAAATATCCCTCACCCATTGGTTTGAGCAGATAATCGTCAATATTTTTAATCGCTGTCTTTATACTCAATCCTGCTGAACTCATTAACATTGACAGACCAGCAGCAGTACGACCTGTACCTGTTACGCCTGTCTGACCGTGAATAATAGACGGAATACCCGTCTCTTCATCAGCTAGTTGACGGGATACTTGATACATCTGTATATTTTCATTTGCTGTATTAGGAAACTTAACGCCATTTACAGCTTGACCAGTTACGCCGCTTTGCCGCCTGAATATCTTACCGGGATATATCTCCATAGATTGTCCCGGTACAAGCGAAGTTTCATCTATATCAAAGACCATATTACCAGCAAGAACAAGATTATCAATAGCCATACGCATATGACCATTCATAAGCATCTGTGCATCTTCCATATTCTCTGCTACACCAATACCAAAGAAGTTATACGGATTAAGTTCATACGGTACAGCTTGATACGGAATACGTGCTGGCGTGAACGGATTAACTACTGCACGTAGTATATTATTACCACAAATCCAGATATTAGTATGAAGAGAATCTAAATTATCCTGTCCTTCTGGTAACTCAAGACCTAGTTGTTCAGAAAGACTTTTATCCAGATACCCCCAATACTCTAATACTTCATATCTGCTTTTATGTGCAGTATCAAAATCATCTTCATCACGAATACTTGACTCATATCCGCGCTCAACATAGTTTGGCCCCATTTCAAGACATTTATCAATAGCGTCTAAATCGAAATGTGGTTTATCACGTAGTGAGCGAAGTTGTTCACGATTCATTTTATGTCGTTCTATGACATAATCACAATCTTCCACGGATGTTGCAGCAGGATCAGGATAAAAATCCCAACAGGATACAGCAGAGATAACAGGAATATTCTTCTGGTACGGGATGTAGTTTCGCGCACCTTCTGGATTAACTTGCCACGCCTGTATTTCCTTAAAAGTGCTAAATGGCCCTTTTATAATACCACAACCAAGAAGGCAACATTCAAATATTGCATGACGCAATATCTTTACTGCTTCAGTATTAACTAACTGATCGTGTATAACCTTCTCTAATTTACGAGCAGATTCTCGTGATGGAGAGATTTGCGGCTCTCCCATACTTGATGGTCCCTCCTTTAAGGAAGGCGCTTGACCATACTTCTCTTCTAAGCCAGCTAAGAAGGCGTTAGGTTCTTCTTCTTGTTGCTGACCCATAGGATTTTGAGAAAGATGAGCAAATTCTGCGATACCTTCTGGAATAGGAGTTGACTCGACAACAAGCGGAAATTTCTTATTAGAAAACAGAATGTCAATAATTTGACCGTATGCAGCTAAGACCTTAACCTTTGTAATCTTTACAAAGACCTTACTCTTTTCAGTTGCCGTATACGCCGTGGTTCCATCAATGATACCACGATAATTCTTATACGCTTTCTGCCAGCGAATTTCAGACTCACGTCTTCCATCCTCTGCTTCAGTAAATTTACTTTTAACGTATCCTATAGCATAAGGTATATCATCAGTATCTATAGTTCCAAACTGATCACCTTCAACGTTAGTTTCATCAGCCATAAAGTGTTAGCCCATATCACCTTGTTTGATAGTCATTTGGGCAAGTTTCATGGTGTTATGAACGGAACCTTTACCAGAAGGAAAAGCTTGAGAACTTACAAATGGTTTTGGATTACCCGCTGAACCTACAATGCGCTTATCCATTTTCTCACGATATAAACTAGCTGCGTTCACATCGCTTACATTTCCTTGCTTTGATACACTTTCAAAATCCGATTTACCGGGATAACGATAATTAGATGGCATATTATTCTCCTTTAGCCTATATTAAATTATTTTTGTATTCTTTAGACTTTCTTACAAGTGAGTCTATTTTAGTAACCAAACGTAGCATCTGAAAGCTCTGGTGGCCTATCATACGTATTTCTAAATATAGCTGCGTGTGGCGTAGAAACTTGTCTAGTCATACACATATAACGTAACGCATCATATGCGTGATCGTCTGATTTTGTATCGACATCTTCACTATTAGTTTTAGATAGTGGTATTGTAGGAAGAGTACGAACAAGATTTGTACAAGTGGAGAAAATTCGTAGTCGTGGTTCTCCATACTCATTCATGGCAAGCCTTCTATGTACTTCAATCTTGCCAGACATTCTATTTGAATCGGATGGAATCCACCGTACTCCTTGACGTATCATCGTTTCTGCGATAGATGGTCCTAATCCAGTACGATTCCAACACGATTTATCAAGAACAGAGAGCGACATTCGTGTATCTTTCCGATCCATTTCACGGATTAACTGCGCTAATGCTTCGCCTGTATACCCTTTAACGTATAGTTCACGGTATATCCATAAGTTCCCATCCCAATCAACTGCGCCCCAAAGAATACAACTAGGAGAACTATATCCATAATCTCCTGCTCTTATCCTTGCCCAGCCTTCGGGAACTTCAAACGGATCGACAACGTGAACCTCTCTATTAAATTCACTGAATGCAGCGCCTTCTGCTACATCCCAGTCACCTTCTAGTAATCTTCGCCGCTCAACCTCTGGCAAAGAATACAACATCGCTTCGTATTCACCCGTAACCATCAGATACGGATTATCTGTCAATCGTGCAGGAATGAACCTACGATGAAACAGCGGCTCTCCTGCGCTAATATGATTTGGACCGTAGACTAGCGGTTTATCTGTATCAATGTCTGTAGCCCAAAACGGCTCATTGGGAACATTTGGATCAATAAACATCTTCTTGATCCACCAGCCACCAACACCACCGGGATTGGCTGTCGCTCTCATATACGTATCTATAGAGCTATCGGCTGTCCGTAGACGTGAACGTAGGTAGTTCCAGACGTAAGGAGAGGGATAATGTCCTAATTCGTCAATTCCTATCCACGTAAACGATTGTCCTTGATAGCGATACACATCATCATCTTTATCAACATAACTAAAGAGGGCTGTTGCACCGCTTGGAAACTCCCACGTCTTAGTCGATTCTTTAAACTTAGCCTTCGGAAAAGCGTGTAAATATAGTTTCTTGCTTTGATCGACAAGCTCTGTTAACTCTGCAAGTGTTCTACGTAGCAACAGTGCTCTGTGATTGCGATTATTCGCATACCGAAGAAGATCGACAAGCATCGCATAGCTTTTTCCGCCACCAGCGGCACCACCATACAATACTTCTTTTTCAGGAGCCGCTAAGAAATCAGTTTGAGGCCCCGCATTAGGAGAGAATACGAGTTCTTGGTTATCTTCAAGAACCACGCCCAAACTTTCATCGGAAGTGACACCACCATTTTTAAGTACTTTAAGACGTTCTTCATTTTTTTTAATAGTCTCTCTTTTTATTCTGACTTGTTTAGATTGTTTCTCAAGGTTTTTCTTGTTAGCATTTAGGCGCTTCTGTACTTTACGCCTTTCCTGTTCCTTGCGAGATACATGATAATTACCACGCTCTCCATCTTTTAATTTAGGACGTGCCATTTAGAACCGTGCTGCACGTACACTTCCACCATTAGCGTATTTCTTTATGTAGCCACCTTTGGCCGCTTCACGAGTAGGACGTTCTCTTGTAATCTCTTTTTTTAGTTTCTTTGGTATAATAGTTTTCCAAAGTTCCTGAAGTTCAAGAGCATACTCATCTTGAGCCATATCTATAGCGGCTTTTGCTCTTTTATCTGCTTCTGCTTGTTTTTTAGTAAAAGCCATATTCGCTAACCCTCTTTAGAACCGTGCAGCGCGAACACTGCCGCCGTTTGCATACCCTTTACGCTTCGGGCCACCAACAGAGCCGCCACGAGCTTTTCCACCGTTTTCTTGATTAAGATATCTTTGCGATACTACTCCCCGCTTTTTTGCACGTTTACGAGCAGCTATAGCAGCTTTATCTCTACCGAATTTCCATCCTTCGTCTGTATCATATTCTCTGCCAGCTTCTAAGGGTGCAATCTTTGCTGGTTTTGGCTTTCCCTTACTAGTTTTACCTTTTGGACGTGAAGCAAATCGTCCAAATTCAGGAGTATCGCCTCCTTGCTGGGTTTCTGGCCGTTCTTCCAACATAGCTCTATTTAATTTAGCACGAACAAGATTTTCTTGTCTTCGCCTAACTGCTTCACCTGCCTCAGAGACAGCTCCACCCATTACATCTGCATCACCTATTCTCTTCTTCTTATTAGCCATCTTCCATTATCCCTCTATAGTTATTTCCTTCATTGGTTGCTTTGCAGGAAGCAATACGATGCCGTGCATGACCTCTCCGGTATGCTCGACTTCCTGTCGTTTAGATACACCAATACGATCTAAGATATCGCTTGCTGCCTTTAGGCGCGTGTCCATCTGTGAAGAAGGAATAGAACCGTCTGCATCTAACGCTTCGGATATGCGATTAGCTGCTCTTACGGAGGAACCTACAAGATGGTTACGAGTGTGCTCTATGATTTCTTGTTTTAGCGAACGTACCAGCCACCCGCGAGAACCGGGATGATAACCGGCTTCCTCAACTGCTTGCGTAACGTTTCCACCATTTACAATTAGACTGTCTAAAAAAGTTTTTTGCTTATCTGTCAGTTCGCGCTTGGCTGGTACGTTCATAGTATATTCGCTCATGTTAATTAAATAAGATGGAGGATGGGTAATATCTTCACTAACAAAAAGGATTTTCATCATGTGAGGAAGTGGATATTTTTCCAGCCTCTATTACTATTATAGGGGTAAAAACGCATTTTGTCAAGTCTTTTCTTTTAAAAAATAAAAACAAAAAAAGTACAAAGTTAAGTCTTTGAAGTTATTAGCGAATTTTGGACGATGTAAATTTTCGTGTTTTCCAATTTGAAAAAAAATATTTGCTAACACCCTAAAATTTACATTGCCCATTATTTGCTAACCTTTTCAATGGGTTACATTTGCTGTTTTTGCTAAGGGAAAAAAATAAAAAAAAGACTTGACAAAATTGATTTTTACCTGTATAATAGTATATATACGGTTAAGGGTTATAGGTAGAAAAGGAACAAGAATAGAAGCAAGAGCGAATAAATTACAAGAGCGGATAAATCGCAAGAGCGGATAAATGGCATAGATACAGCGCATATTTCTAGCGATTTAGCGCAGTTTTCCTTTCTTTTTCTTTTTTTTTACAAAAAGGGTTTAAAAT